TCAAGTTAATATTAATTATGTGGCACCACATAATAATATCCCCACAGGTTCAAATGGTCAGCATTGGATTAAAACAACAACTTATAACAGTGGATTAAAGCCAGTTGTTAAGAAATATGTTTCTGCCAATTTACCTGCAAGTAGCCCATGGGTAGCACAGTCTATCACAGCAGGAAATTCTGATCCTAGTTCTGGCAGCGAAGGTGATCTTTTTGTCAATGTTGCAGTTGGTTCGGGAGGCATGGCCTTTAAGATGTATTCCAACGGTTCATGGACAGCACTAAACGAAACAGCAAGTTTAACGGCACCATCAGGGACAGCAGAAGAAGGCACGTTGTGGTACAATACAAATTTAGCAGCAGATTTATATACAAAGTCATCAGGTGCTTGGCAAGCAGTTAGCGGCACAGTTACCATTGATGCAACAGCACCAAGCTCACCAAGTGCAAATGATATTTGGATTGATAGCAGCGATTTAGAAAATTATCCAAGAATTCATGTTTATGACGGCAGCGATTGGCAAGAACGTGATACAGCAGATCAAACAACACCAAACGGTGTAGTGTTTGCTGACATGGGAGACAGTGCGACTGCTCCTGACGCAACAGAGTACCCTGATGGTATGATGCTATGGAACATGACAGACAGTACGGGTCATGTTAAACAATATACAGCAGTAACAGGCGGATATGCTTGGATGTCATACAGTGGTAATAAAGCTGATGGCAGCCCATACATGATGCGTAAAGCTCAACGTGCTGCGGTTGTTCGTGCAATGCAAGCAGCAACAAATGCCAATACGTCAATTCGTGAGGAAATGACAACATTTAGTTTAATGGCAGCTCCAGGTTATCCTGAACTGCTAGACGAAATGATGGCATTAAATGTTGATCGTAAAGAAACAGCATTTATTATTGTTGATACCCCAATGCGTTTAAGCCCACAGGCTACAGCATTAGAAGCTTGGATCAGCGGCAATAATGCAACAGTAACAGGTGAGGATGGATTGGTAGCAAGTTCAGCAGGCCATCAAGCAGCAGCTTACTACCCAAGTGGGTTAACTAGCGATTTAACAGGTATGGATGTTGTGGTACCTGCAAGCCACATGGTATTGCGTACAATGGCATACAATGACCAAGTTAGTTATCCATGGTTTGCTCCAGCTGGACTAAGTCGTGGTGTTGTAACAAATGCAACTAACGTTGGATATATTAACAGCGAAGGTGAATTTGTGCCAGTAGCACTAACAACGGGACAGCGTGATACACTATACGGTGATGGCACTCGTTCTGGTGTTAATCCAATTACACGTTTCCCAGGGCAAGGTATTTTTGTGTTTGGGCAAAAAACATTACAACCTACTGCCAGCGCATTAGACCGCGTAAATGTTGCTCGTTTAATTGCTTACTTGCGTGAGCGTTTTGATCCACTATCAAGACCATTTATTTTTGAAATTAACGACAAAATTACTCGCGCAAACGCCAAACAAGTGTTTGACGGCTTCTTGGGCGATTTAATGTCAAAACGAGCTCTATATGATTTCATTGTTGTTTGCGACGAAACAAACAACACCCCTGCCAGAATTGACAGAAACGAACTATGGATTGATGTTGCTATTGAGCCTGCAAAGGCAGCAGAGTTCATCTATATCCCAATTCGAATCGTTAATACCGGTGAGTTATCAGCCTGATAAATACATAAGCCGAAGGAGATAAGAGATGGCAGATTTAACACAATTTGGAGTTCCTACAGTGGGTGGCAATGCTGTAATGATGCCTAAACTCCAATACAGATTTAGGGTTCTATTGGTTAACTTTGGTTTAGGCAATGGCTCTACTTTGGATGTTACACAAAATGTAATCAGTGTAACACGCCCAAGTTTGACTCATGATGAAATCACTGTAGATGCTTACAATAGTCGTGTTTACCTAGCGGGTAAGCACACATGGGAAGCCATTACGTTAACAGTGCGTGATGATATTAATAACACAGTGTCAAAGCAAATTAGCCAACAGTTACAAAAACAATTAAGCCAGGGTTTACAAAGTGCTCCAGCAGCTGGTTTTGATTATAAATTTGGTATGGTTATCCAACAGTTAGATGGTGGTCAGCCAGGCGAAGTTTTAGAATCATGGACATTGAATGGTTGTTTCATTCAGAATGCAAATTATGGTGAAAATAATTATGCAACCAGTGACGTAATGTCAATTACGCTACAGATACGTTATGACAATGCTGATATTCATGGTGAAGAACAAACAGTAGCCACTGACAGCGGCGCATTGACATCAAGCGTAATGCAAGTGGGCGGTAGAAATCAGGCAAAATAAGGAGTGATACGTGGCGGCTTTAACAGACGCTATGAAATGGTATAACTTAGGCGGGCTCAAAGCAGCTCGCCTAAAGTACTTTTTCAAAGTGGAATTTTATACCAGTAAGTACGATCTCCCCAGTAAATTGATTGTGGATACTGTTAGAACTATAGAACTACCCAAATACAGTATAGACTCTGAAGTTGTAAACTCATGGAATGTTAGACAAGTAGTACCCACTAAGATAAATTTTGAACCAATCAGCATTTCGTTTACTGATACTATTGATAATAGGTTTCAAAATTTTATAACAAAATACATGGATATTATTAGTAATAGCTTTCAAAAATTAGATAGAAGCAAACGAACCAGTTTGGATGGCTTTGGACTTAACAGTTTATTGGCCGATGGAGATTGCCCCATAGACAAAATTGTAATTTATAGATTTTATGGTGCTGATGCGGACCGAGAAGAATTAAAAAATGTAGGCTTATGTACTCTATGGAGACCTAAGATCATTGATGTACAGCATGATACTTTAGACTATGCCAGCAGTGATGCAGTCACTTGGCAATTAAGCGTAAGATATGAAAGTGTAACATATCACGCAGACAAAGAATCAGATCCTGTACCACAGGCAACAGAACCACCCCCACCAGTAAGAAATACACCCGAGCGAGAAATAATTAGCCTGCCACAGACACGACAGTGGAACTGGTCAACGGGTAGTTTAGAAGATAATACACCAGGCAGTGATTTACCACCGGCGGCATAACATGGCTATACAAACTAACAAGTACGATTACATATACGGAAAATTATTAGGGCTTAATTTTTCCATAGACCATGCCAAACAATTAGCCAAGTCTTTGTATGATATTAGCGATGAGCTTGACTTAACTGCTGATGCGGTATTAAAACATGTTACCAGCGATGGCGTCAGGTTCGATAATGCAATATACACAAAATTAAATACTCAAAGAACAAACAGTAGTCAAATTGGGTTTGTAGATTCTGGTAATATACCACGGGCTATATTGCAGCAAATACCAAATGGCTAATAATTATACACAAGGTTTTTACAGTTGTATCAATCCGCAAAAATATATAGGCAGCAACAGTCCTAAATATCGTAGCGGCTGGGAATTAACTGTTATGCGATTTTGCGATAACCACCCCAGTGTAATAGCCTGGGCCAGCGAAAGTCTACGCATACCTTATCGCAATCCTTTTACTGGTCGAGATACTTTTTATTATCCTGACTTTTTAATAACTTATCAAGATAAAAACGGTAATAAGATCAGTGAAGTTATTGAAGTTAAACCTCGTGGACAAGCATTACTAGAGCAGGCAAGAACACAGCAGGAAAAAGCCGCAGTGGTTCTTAACATGGCTAAATGGGAAGCCTGTAAACGTTGGTGCCAAACACATGGTATGAAGTTTAGAATATTAACTGAGGAAGATATATATAATAACTGGCAACCAAGATCAAAGCCAAAACGCAAAACAAAAAGATAATATGGTTGAAAAATTTCAAGATTATTTTAATAAGGGATTTTACTACGGAAACATAGCCGATATTGAACATGACACTGAACAGTTTACAGCCATGGTTAATACTGTTAAGACTGCATTTTTAGACAAGAATAATTGCACGTATCAAAATGTTAGTGGTGCAGATTTGCCGCACAGAATTCCTGGAACTGAAAAGCAAAAACGACTTAAAATTATGAAAGAGCGAAACATTGATTATATCAGTTCGTCGTATACGTTAAATATGTCCAGTGAGGTTCAACCTTGCCACAGTTATTTTAAAGAAATTCTTACTAAATTTGTGCTATCCATGTACGGAAATTTACATGAGTCAAATATTAGGCATGCTGGTAGCTTTGCACTCTATGAACATGGAGATTTTTTACAGCAGCATACGGATAGGCATACAAGTGCGTTTTGCACGATTATAGTTTACTTGTCAGATTCTGCAAAGTATAATGGTAGTGGAAAATTGCATATCATTGATAGCAATGAAAAACACGACCCTATAGCAGGATACTATAGTTTATTTGAATTAGAGAATCATGACGTAAGACATGAAATAGAACCTGTTAGAGATGATTTTGAAAGGTTATCGTATTTAGGATTTTTTTATAAAGAAAACGTATGACAAAGAAATTAGAAGAATTTTTTAATTTAGATTCGCAGCCTGAAGAGGAGCCTGCACCCAAGGCAGAAATAGTGCCAATGCCTGACACCATCGAACGTGTCAAAGATCAGATCACAGTGGCTAATCGTATCAACGAAGCACTGCCTCAAGTTCGTGGTCTCGAAATAGAAGATAGAGACTTAGATGAATATGCCAGCAAGGCCATGGACAGTTATGAAAGACTTATGGATTTAGGTTTCAATGTAGATGATCGCAATGCTGGAAAAATATTTGAAGTTGCCAGCACCATGATGGGCAATGCTATAACTGCCAAAACAACCAAATTGGAAAAGAAACTTAAAATGGTTGAACTACAGTTAAGGCTTGCTAGACTACAAAAAGATCTAGGCAAAGACGAAGAAGCAGAAAAACCCAGTGAACTTAACACAGATCGTAATGCTATACTAAACATAATAAACCAAAACTTAAAAAAACAATAATACTAAAGTATTGTATAGTATCTATAACATTGGCATAGATACTACTATGCTGATCTGGGAAATACTCAACGAAGACAGGAACTATACAAAAACACATGGCAGCATGGACAAGGACCACGTATCTACTATGCCCAGTGCCCACCTTGTTGCAGGAACCGCAGACAGATTTTATGATTTGTATAGACTAGGCATGCGGGCCGCAATGGCAGATGGCGTGAATCAACCTAAATTTGAACCTGAAAGCTGGGTAGGACGAAATAATACGCTGCACCCTTACACTAAACATGAAGCTGACATGCTTAAACACGCATACAAAGCCACTGGTTTAACTTGGACAGATGAACTGCATCCTAACACAGAAAACAAAAGTAAAGAACCCACTGGAACATATACAACCAGCCCTACATTAAACTCTGATTGGAAAAAGAAAGAACGCCGTAAGCATAAATAATATAATCGGAGAACCTGTATGAAAACTCTAAGAGAATACATTGAAACAATGCAGACCAAGCATGATGTTCGCATCAAGATGATCTGCGATTGCAACGACGAAATGTGCGATAAAGTTGAAAAGCATCTTGAAAAATATGATGCCGAACGTATTAGTCGTCCCAGCAAAACAATCTTAATGAAACGTCCACTAGACTTCCCTAATGTGGACATGGCTGAAGTTTACATTATTGACTTTACTGCTAACTTACCAGTCAGTCCAGAAATGTTAAAGGTAGAATTAGCCAAGTTGCTAAACATTAGCGAAGGACATATTGTTGTTCGCATGGCTGATGAGCCACGTGAAATAGAAGCACAGCACGATGAAGCTGCTGAAATGTTCCACAAGAAGCCAGAAAAGATCGAGCCTAAAATAGGATCAGACTATACCAAAGAAGAAGCACCTAAGGTAAAGTCTACGGACTTATATGGCGACAAATATAACAGTGCTTTCTTAAAAGAGCTAAAGAAACTAAGTGACGCTC